ATTACAGAAAAAAATAATTGGGAAGTAAATTACGATGAAGAAGATTGGATAACCTATTGTGAAGTGCCTAATGCACAACACGATTTTGACGATTCCAATATAAATAATGATTTTAGAGTATCAAATATGTTTGCTATAAATGATTTAAATGATTACCATAATATTATTTTAAATTTTGGTAACACAGATTCTTATGATAGTATACAATGGGGTGTTCCTCAATTATCTGGTCCTGATACACATATATCTTCTTGTATTGCTAATTTAAAACAATTTTATGTTACACAAGATGTATTAGCAACAGATTATGTTACACAAGATTATTATGCTAGTATTAAAGGTCGTATTGATGATGATGAAAATATTATTACTAAATCACAAGATATTCTACAAGACATACTAAAACAAGAATTGAGTTTTGATAAACAAATTGTTATGCCAGATGTAGAAGATAATTATATTCATAGTTTTTCGATGAACGAACAAGACGAAGCAAAAAATGTTATAGAAAGTTTGTTTAAATCTTCTGTATACATACCTACATTTGATAGTAGTGGTAATTTTAAAATTATTGATTTAAAACAAAACATAGAAGACTATGATCAGTTTGAAACTATAGATAATTTAGACATCATAAAATACTCTTTTAGTCTTACAAAATTAGAAGATGTAAGAAATCAAATCAATGTTAAGTACAAAAAAGATTATGGTTCTGGTAAATTTACAGAAGAAACTACTTATGGTATAGAAGATAACAATGGTAATTTTGTAGATACTTTAGATTCATTAACACAAGAATTGACACCTGATATGCTTTATGATATTAGTTATTATGGAATGAAAGATGAAGATGCTAAACTAGAAGTAGAATCTGAATACATTAGAGATAAAGACACAGCAAGAAAACTACAAAGAAGATTACTAATGTGGTATGCTAATCAGCACTTAACAATGAAATTAGATTTACCTCCTAGTTATATGCACTTAGAATCAGGTGATTATTTGAGATTTGATGAACTTATAGGTGGTAAACTTGCTTTTGGTTTTGATTACACACAAGAGTTTGTTAAAAATGGACAACTTATATATCCTGTGTTTTTTGTTACTAAGGTTGCAAAATCTCTAAGTAAAGTAAGTTTAGAGTTAGTGCAAGTACATCGTGGCGACTTTGGTATGAATGATGATGATTTAGGATTTTACAACATACCTAATCCTTATGAACGTGATATATATCAAGATGAAGTAATAGATGAAGAGGAGACATTTTTTACAGGGTCGTGGTATCAAGATAACGGAAATCTAAATGAGGGTGCAATATCAGCAATAACAAATACAAATTATGAAACAGGTATAGAGTATGAATTGAATCTTGTTTTTGTAAGTGCTAATATTTCTTATGATGGAGAACCTTTAACAAATGGTATGGACGCTACAAATTTGGTTAATTCATACATAGTTGAAAATAATTCTATTTATGGTGATAATGTAGGTATATCAATTAAATTAAATAATGAAAATGTGGAATTTTCAGATGATGATACACAAGCAACCTTATTGTATAACTTAAAAGTTAAATCTAATATTAATGATGATTTTTATGAATTGCAGTTTAGCCAAACAATAAATAAAAATGTTGTTTTTAATGGTTTATATGGAGATGTCAATCAAGATGGTATTTTAAATGTATTAGATGTTGTAGGTATTGTAGGCTCTATAGTTGCTGCAACTACTGATAATTATCCTAAAGACGAAGATAATAGGAATATTGCAGATATTACAAATGACGGATTAGTAAATGTATTAGATATTGTAACTTTAGTAAATCAAATATTAGGTAATTAAATGAAATACGATAAAACAAAATTAGGTTATGGTAAATCATCAATTATATGTAATGATGGCGAATGTTCTATAGAATCCAATGTAGATATACTAGGTATACAGATTGATTTTGTAGGCATAGCAGATATTACTCCAACACTTCCAAATGGCTGGATAATGCAAGGAAATAAAAATAAAATGGTATTAATAGCGTTACAAGGGTTGCCTATTAAAAATCAAAAACTATTTACCTATGAGGGTACTTTTACGATAAAAAAGGTAATTGTAGCAAACAATGAAGCGAGACGTATAATATGCAATATTGAAAATGTAAACCCTGTTTGGACAAACCAACAATGGTCTATGGATATTGAAGCAGATAATTGGGATAATTTCAAAAGTAGAGTAAAAAAAGGTAAGGCGACCACAACTAAATACAACCTTCCTGATTATGGATTGCCAGAAGTAGACAAAACAAAAACAAATGTAGACAAAACAAAGATTAGAACAAGACGTAGAACAACAACAAGTCGTGTTAGTTCAGGAGGATCAGGAGGATATTAATGGGAAAGCAAGTCAAAACGCCAAGATTTTATGTAGATATGGTAACATTTTTACACGCCACAGGAATGACAGGGTGGGCAAGTGATGAACAAAGAGGAGGAGCAGATTTATTATATATGAATTGTGCTAATCCTTATATAAGAGAACAACAATCTAATATAGTAATATTTAGAACAGGAATCTATAACCAAAATAAATACAAAACTTCTTTTCCAATAAATTTTGTAGCCTTACTTAACCATAATTTAGCAAGTGATTCAAATCAGTTTGTTGTACAAGGTATTCGGCAAGATTTTACAGATAATCAGTATGGTGGTCATGTTTGGGATATTTTATCAGATAATGATTATAAAACAAATATATTAAATGCAACAAAATCTTCTCATAATATTGTTCCTGAATTTAATGGAACAAGTATATTTGAAATACAAGAAAAAAATGAATATTGGACTTCTTTTTTTGTAAAATATGAAGATAGTGGATTTGATAATACACATCAACATCAGTTAGGTTCTTTAGTAGTAGGTAAGTATTTTGATTGTCCTAATTCGCCTGACCTTAACCTTACGATGTCTAGAAGATTTGATGGTATTAAACGTCAAAGAACTGTAGGTGGTAAAACACTTGCTAATATATACTATGATGGACCAACAGAATGGACTATGAATGGTCCTGATGGAATTTATAAATACCCACCATTTGAATTAGATTTACCAACAACTGATGGTGGTACAGAATTAGGTTTTAATATGAGAGCCAAAAGTGGTTTAGGTAGAAAAGGATTAAGAAGCTGGAAACTAACATTTTCATACATAAGTGAAGATGATATGTGGACTGCTTATGAAAATTCTAGTATATCTCCATTTATTACTAACCAAACAGGAATTGATGCAACTACTAATACTGATGTTCCTTTAGATAATAGCAATTCAGTAGCAAGAAACCCAAATCCTATGTTATCAGATAATAGTTTTAATTTTGTTTGGAATTGTACATTAGGTGGCACTTTACCATTTATATTTCAACCTGACAATACTAATAATAATCCTGACCAATTTTCTATATGTAATTTTAGAGAAAATAGTTTAAGTGTACAACAAGTGGCTTTTAATACTTATAAAGTAAGTATGACTATTGATGAGATTGCTTAGCGTTCGGCAGAACAATACCCATTTCTATTACTGCCCATCTTTTTATTTCTTCGATAAGTTCAGTAAACTCTGGAACAGATAATTGTTTGGTAGATTGGATCTCATACTTTTCTTTTATAACATTGTGCATTTCGGCTTCAGTATAGCCTAATTCTTTAGCTAACAACCTTATAATAACCCTATAGTATGCGTTTTGTTGGGGAGAACGCACCTTTTCGGCAGGTTTTATTTCTAAGTGAACATCACCCTCAATTAGCCGTAAATAATCCCTAAATCCAAGATTATCATCTAAGGTAAGTTTACCTTGTTCTACTTTACCTGCGAATTTCATTCTGCAAAATATCCTCTCAATAAATAAAATGCTTCTTTCCATAGACTAATACCATAAGTCCATTCAAAATCTTTTATACCCATATCGTGTCTTTCTCTATGATGATGACGGCAAAGAGGCACACAAGAGTAGTCTTTAAGACCACCCTTGTTTGCTCCACCCATACCCAAATGCTCCAAATGATCTGGGTCTACTGGCGACCTTCCACACACCAAACAATTCTTAGACTTAATATATTTAAGGTAATCTTTCATTATATACTTACAAACCAAA